ATAGGTTTGGGGGTTGAAACATTACCCCCTTTAAAAATTATATATTTACATATCCCATAAATAAATTTAATGATTCGGCATTAACTAATCGGAGAATGTAGTTATGGACAAAACACTAGAACAAATCCTAAAGCTTTTAGATAAAGCTGATGATCTTAATGCTAAGATCAGGGACAAAATAGAAGCTTCACTTGATGAATACGAAGAAGATGATTCTGATTTAGATAATGATTCAGATGATGATTTTGAAGATTCAGAACAAGACGAAGATTCTGACGAAGAATAATCTAATTAGATAAGCTGTAAAGCTGGAAGGTTATCGCAATAACCTAAACAAATAATGAATATCAAATTATTAAGTGGGAAGCTTTATGACTATATAATTATAGTTTTATTCCTATTTTCTGTATTTTGTGTAGGCACGTTTTTTCCAAATCAAATAGTCAAAGAGAAAATAAGGAAAGAAACAATTAAGCATATCAAAGCAATAGGTTCATTTTACGAACCCAAGATAGACACAAGTTCCAGCGACAAATTCATAGACTCAATGAAAAAATGTATAGCTTACATTAATATTGATTTGAACAAGCAGGAACAAATACCAGCATTACTAATAATAGCACAAGCCATTGTAGAATCTGATTATGGAACAAGTAGGTTTGCTAAGGAAGGTAATGCTTTATTTGGAGTTAGGGTTTGGTCTAAAAACGGAATACTTCCATTAAAACAAGACGCATCTATTAACTGGAGAATAAAAACATATTATTCTAAATGTGCATCAACTAAAGACTACATTAAAATATTAAATAATAATCATCATTATTCTGAATTTAGAAATCTAAGACAAAGAACAAAAGACCCTATTAAATTAGCAGAAACATTGGGCAACTATTCTACTTCACAAACGTACCGAATAGAGATAGTTAGAATGATTAACAAGATTAAGGATAAAATTTAATGGCAAACGAAACTACATCTACATCATTAAACAAACTTTATACAAACAAAGTTAAGACCAAAGGTTCTTATAGAGTTTATAAAGCCAAACCATTAAAAATGCCAAAAGGAAAAAAATGAAAAAAGCCATTTACGATAGACCAAGACCAGCAAGACTCGGCAAACCAAAACCATTTAATACCAAAACAAAAGCTTATAAAACTGCAAGACGTTCAGCAGGTCAAAAGTTTGGTAAGAAATCTAGCTTTGTTAAAAATCTTTACATAGCAAAGAAGCTTAAAAGAAAATGAGTTTACCTAACGAGATAGTCTTTGGAAGCAGACTTATTAAGTTAGATTACATTGACCAAGAGATAGCATCTAAGAAAAACATTTTTGGTGAGTTTGAAACAAGCAAAAACCTTATGACGATAGACAAATCACTAGACTCTATTGAGATGACTAACACCTTACTTCACGAGATATTCCATTTATTACATGACGAATACAAAATAGAGTTACCGGCAAAAGCAGAAGAAATAACTTGTAATTCACTAGCCAATGGTATGTGCCATATACTTTATCAAAACCAGAATCTATTAGAGTTTCTTTACAAATCACTTAAAAGATAATAATAGTCCAATTAACGAACATAGTCGGTTAATATGGATAAAGACATACAAGTAATAGACAAAGGTGGTCGTCCACCATTTGAATTCACACCTAAGGTTTTGAAACAAATAGAAGATTTAGCTAGTTATATGTGTACGAAGGACGAAGTGGCAAATATCATAGGTTGTTCTAGGCAAACTCTATGGAGAAATCAAGAAGCATTAGATTCATATGAGAAGGGGGTTAATGTTGCAAAACTTAACATAAGAAAAACTCAATTTGATATTGCTAGTAAGCTTAATTCCAGTATTATGGCTATGTGGTTAGGTAAGGTTTATCTTGGGCAAACAGACAAGATACAAAATACAGATGAGAATATTCCTTTACCAATCTATGACATCATAGAAGAACCAAAAGAAGTTGTAGAATTAAAGGAGATCACAGATGGCAAGTAAATGCGTATTCTGTAAGAAGGAAATAACAAACAAGTTAGAGCAACATATTAAAGCTTGTAATAACTGTACTGTATTATTGCTTATGAAAAGACACAACCTAACTATTAGAAAACCAAAAGCTATAACAATTAACACAAAGAAAAATGAAAAAGTTTAGTTTAATGAGTTCAGACAGAAATCCTAGAGGTGGTTTATCATCATCTGGTAGAGCAAGATATAACAGGGCAACTGGTAGCAACCTAAGACCACCAGTAAAAACAAGACCAGATAGACTTAGTGAATATAGACGCAAAGGTTCGTTCTTAGTTAGAATGGGTAGTTCACGAGGTCAGTTGTATAAAGGTGGTAAAAAAACAAGACTAAAACTATCTCTTGAAGCATGGGGATATAGAGGAAAAAGTAAACGAGAAGCAGTAGCTTTAGGCAGAAGATATTTGCGAATATACCAGAACAAAAAGAAGTGAAACAATCATGTGTGAAAGGACAAAACCAAAGATGCTAGATAAAAAAATGCGAGGAAGCCATGACTTAGAAGTTAGGATATACAACTTAATGAAACAAGCTGATCTTGACCAAGAAGAAATACAAAGATTAAATCTAATAATTAAAAAGTTAGAAGAAGATTTGGAGAACTCATTTAAGTCAGTAAACTAAATGTTAAAAGCTTTTGTTACTGGTGCTGACAAAGATTATATAGACATTTTAGATTGGTTCTTAGAAGGTTATCATAAGCATATTAAGATTCCATTATACATAGCTAATTTTGGAATGTTAAAACAATATCCTAATTCATTCTTACTTGGTTCAGATGGCAGGACTTGGTTCTATAAACCAAAGGCAATAGAAAAAGTACCAGCAGATAAAATCATTTGGTTAGATTGCGACATAGAAATTAAAGAAGATATATCTGATTTGTTTGATATGCTCACAGATGATTACCTAATAAGCAAAGATCATGCAGTTAGAACTGATAGATGGCAAACTGGAATAGTCGGCATTAAAGACAAACAAGTTTTAAAGAAATGGTTTGATAGATGCGAGATGAGACAAGAACGATCAGATCAAGAAGCATTTAACAAAGTAGCACATGAGTTTAAGATCAATAAAATACCAGACAATTATCATGGGTTAAGATTAGGTAAGAATAATGATATAGCTAAGACTATTCATTGGACTGGAGATGAAGGCAAAAAAATTATTAGAAGTAAATTAAATGTTTAATCCATATCCATACTTTAAAGGCAAGAATGTTTTACTCATTGGTAATGGTGAGAAGTTAGCTGATATTAATTACGACAATTACAATTCAATAGTTAGAATGAATCTTGGAATACAAGACAGTCCATGTGATGTATGGATTAACAACTTAGTAAACGAAGGTCATAATAGATTAAAAGAATTACCACGCATACAAAACATAGTTAGATTAAACTTTGATAGAGATGGAACTAGAGTAGATCGTATGCCGGATAAACTTAAACAAAAAACTTGGTTTTGGAACAAAGAAGAATACAATACAATGACTAAGCTATACAATTACAACAATCCAACTACTGGTTTTGTTTCTATCTATTGGCTAACAACTCATTGTCAATGTAACCTAACTATTACTGGATTTGATTTTTTTAAAACAAAGAACAGATATACAATGGAAGAAGTGCAACACATTGGAACTAACAAAGGTTACAACCATAATGTTAAATTGGAAGAAGAAGTTATAAGCAAATTAATTTTAAGAGGAACTATCAATGGCATTTAGTGAACCACAACTAGCTGTATACACTTGTCCAAATAGATTTAGAGTTTTAATTACTGGAAGAAGATTCGGCAAAACACATTTGGCTATGTACGAACTACTTAGATTCGCAAGTAGAAAACCTAACTCAAAGATATTCTATGTAGCACCTACTTACAGAATGAGTAAGGAGATTATGTGGAAACAAATCAAAAGACTTACAACTGAAAAAAGATGGATTAAATATGCTAATGAAACAGAACTAACCTTAGTGCTTAGGAATGGTAGTCAGATAAGTTTAAAAGGTGCAGATAAATCACCAGACAATTTAAGAGGAGTAGGATTAGACTTCTTATTGCTTGACGAATATGCAGATATTCCACAGGAAGCTTGGCATGAAGTATTAAGACCAACAATCTCAGACAAGCACGTTACTGGTAACGTATTGTTTATAGGAACACCTAGAGGTTATGGTAACTGGTCTTATGACATATATCAAAAAGGATTAGGTTCTGACCCTGAGTGGAAATCATTTAAGTTTACTACATTAGATGGTGGTCAAGTTGATGAAGAAGAAATTAAACAAGCCATGAATGATTTAGATGAAAGAACATTTAGACAAGAATATATGGCTAGTTTTGAAACTTACTCAGGAGTTGTTTACTACAATTTTGATAGACAAGAAAATGTTAAGGAATGTAAGTATGATAACAAAGCAGTAATACACATTGGACTAGACTTTAATATTTCGCCAATGTCAGCTTGT